GCGGTCGTCAAGCGCAGTGGAACCAGTGAATCACAAGCTCCAATCACTATCAGCGTTCACAAAGAGCGTCAGCAACAATTCAATACCGTCAAGATCGCCCTGTGGGATGAGTCTGAGGCTTACAAGCAAACCGCCTTGACGCCATTGGTCGGGACGGCATTGGTTGCACGCGATGGCGTGGAGTTGGTGCAGGAAATCAGCATACCGGCGGTCACTTACGCCGCGCAAGCGCTGCACATTGGCGCCATCATCATGCGCGATGCGCGGGACCCTCTGACGGTCGAGCTGCCGTTCAAAACCAGTGCGTACTGTCTGGAAATCTTTGACACAGTAGCGCTCACATTGACGCGCTATGGCTGGTCGGCCAAGACTTTCATGATCCTGAGCCGAGTCTGGAACGGCGACGGCAGTATTCAGTTGACCTTGAAGGAAACAAGCGCGTCCATCACAACCGTTGATGCTGAATTTGAGCCTGGGGGGTCGGCTGCGAACAGCAATCTGCCAAAGCCGTGGATCGTGGCCGGGGTCGGCACGCTGACCGTCGCCAGCGGAACCGCACAATTGATGAAACAGTCCGATGGCACCATCGTCAGCCGGATGCGGGTGAGTTGGCCGCAAGTTGCTGATGCTGCCGTGGTCCAAAACGGTCAAGTTGAAGTGCAGTACCGGCGCACTGATTCAACCGGCGCCTGGACAAGCATGGTGGTGCCAGGCAATGAGACAACTTGCATCACCAGTGAGGTTGAGGACGGTTTCGCCTATATCGTCCGAGCACGAGCCAGAACATCGCTGGCGGTTAGCGATTGGTCTGTTCAGGTCGAAGTGACGATTGTTGGCAAGTCAGAGGCGCCGTCAAACTATGACAATTTTGATGTCACCTTTAGTGCGATTGGTCGGCGTTTTGTTACGTTCAGTTATGACAGTGACCCGCCCGTAGATTTGGCAGGGGCGAGGATCAGGTTTGTTGCCGGTTACGTTACAACCCCGGCCTGGTCAGCGATGTCGCCTTTGCATGATGGATTGCTGACATCAAGTTTTGACACTGATGGTGGTGTGCCTGGTGCATACACACTTGCCATCGTTGCTGTTGACACTTCTGGCATTCAGTCAGACACGCCAATCTACATCCAACGCACACTTCCAGTTGTTCTGGCATCGGGCCACACCCAAGCACTGCTAATCACCGGCGGCATCCGAAACATTACTTATGACGCGGCTGGATCGACTCCGTTGCCGACACAGACTGCTTTTGGATATGCCTTGTGGGAGGACGGGAACTCGGTAACGCCGACAAGTTTTGCCTGGTCAGCCGGTGGGCATCTGAGCGGTACCAGCACAACCGGCACATTCACACCGACTTGCGCCAGCACATTCTCTGCATCGGCCAATGACTTTGTGAGTCTGACGGTTGTTCGCGCAGGTCAAACGATCATTCAGACCATCCCAATCGCCGTGTCAAGAATTGGTGCAACTGGGGGAACTGGCAACCCTGGTGCCGATGGGCAACCCGGCGCTGATGGTCAGCCGGGCGCTGATGGCAACCCTGGCGCTCCTGGTGACCCCGGCGCAGTTGGCGCAAGGGGTTCACTCAACGGATATGGGTCCCGATATGGGATCAGTTCGACAGCATGGAGTGATGCTGCCGCACAAGCAGTGATTTACAACATGGTGTATGGGACTGCCGTGACTTCCTATGCGGCGACATGGCACCTTCGAGTTGGGGATTTCGTAACCCTGGGCAACGGCACAAACTTTGCGGCCACACGTTATTGGGGTGGTGCTGCCTGGTTGCTGCCTGGTGTAGTGCTTGATGGAAATCTATTGGTGATGGGGACAGTCTCAGCGGGAACTGGTGCATTCAACAAGGCGATCATCTCCCCAACGACGGCGAAAAACTATACCGGCGGAACTGCTCTTACTTGCACATCTGGCTATGTCTCAGTCGTTGTGACTTTGGACCAAAGTATTGGCACCCCGCTGTACTGCTGGGCTTGTGACACTGGCTCTGTCGGTAGATCGGCCTCGCTGTTGGTCACAGCGAACACGGATACAACCGTCACGTTCAAACTTTGCATATGGGACGGGGCAACGGGTGCAGGGTACAGCGGTACGGTCAACACGCTCAGGGTCTGGATTTTCTGATGGACCACCACTACTTGAGACAGGACCAGGACAGTGTCACTTTGTCCCGCACAGAGCAGGCCCATGATGACTTGCAGTTGGTTCCGGATGAACTTGTGCCGCAAGTAAAAGCATTGATGGATGCCTTCATCCCATTTCGCTTTGTCAATGGGCAGTTGGAAGTGGCACAAGTGATCCGGCCAAACTGGAATGTTTGGTGGGATTGGGAAGCTATGCAGTGGATTGACCACCGCACCAGTGAAACACAGTGGGCAGTCGTGCGTGCACGGCGAAACGCAATGCTGGCCGAATCTGACTGGACGCAGATGCCCGACTCTTCGATGGCGACAAAAACAGATTTGGCGGCTTACCGCAAAACGCTGCGCGACATAACGACGCAGCTTGACCCTTTCAACATTAACTGGCCCGTGGCACCTGGGCCGCACCCATCACCGTGACAGTAACGATGAACCTCGGCGCAGCCGATTTACTTTAACTTTATTGGAGAAATGAAATGGCACTGAATACACAAATCGCTGACGCCACCGTTAATGCCCAAGCAAATGCGTTGGCAACACTGTGCAACAGCGGCTTGATCAAAATCTATGACGGCATACAGCCGGCCACTGCTGACACGGCAGTTGCCGGCACGTTGGGCGTGACCCTGACATTTGGTGCAACTGCATTCCCCAACGCAGTCAGCGGTTTGCTCACTTCCAATGCGATCACATCTGGCACGGCAGCGGCCGCTATCACCCCGACCTGGGCACGGGTTTTCAAATCTGATGGCACCACTGTTGTCATGGATGTGAGCGCGGGTGCAAGCGGCTGCAACTTGACCATTGGCCCATTCACTGCTGGCACGGTGGTTTCCGCAACTGCCTTCACTCACGATGTCAGAAATTCGACCAGCGGTTATTGATCAAGACTGAACCATGCGGCTGAACTCATCCTCGCTAAACTCGGCGGCCCTCAATGGATCGTCAGGCATTGCCATTGTTTGTTCAGCCGCATCGTCGCAGGTTCAAAATGTTACAGGTCCGCTGGTTGGCACGGTAGCGTGCGCCAGCGCATCTTCCCAGTTACAGAGTGCGGCAGTTTCAGTTGCACGCACACTCCCATTTGCCAGTGCAACATCACAGTTGCAGTCAGCAATAGCCGCAACTTCATTCGTTGCAGCATGTGCCAGTTCACAAGTGCAAGGTGCTGCCCTGGCGTCAAGTCGGGTGTTGTCCTGTCAAGGTTCCAGCGATCAAATTCAATCTGCCAAGGTGGTGATTGAGCGTTATCAGTTTTTCTCTGATTCCGATAGCGTTGTCCAGACAGCATCAGGCTCAACAGTCCGGACGGTAAGTGGTGCCATTGCATCCATGCAACTGCAAGGCCCGGCACTGGCTACGTCGGCGCGTGTTGTTGGTGTTGCTGGTGACACTTCACAACTTCAATCTGCTGCGGCAACAGTTGGGCTGGATGTTGGGCTCACATCAATATCGTCACAACTCCAATCCGTTTCCAGTACCACTGCGCGTGACCGCAGTTTTGTGAACAGTGCTGAACAATCACAATCAAATTCAACGACAACCGGGCGATCTGTTGAGGCAAATGCAGCTTCATCCCAATTGCAATCAGCATCCGGTAGTGCGGCACCAACTCTTTTCGGGGCAAGCGAATCAAGCCAAGTGCAGGGCAGCTTGCTTGCTTCAGCCTTTCTGGTTGATTCAGTTTCATCTCAAGGTCAATCTGGTGCAGTCGCTTCAACGCTTGCGGTAAGTTCCCCAACTGCATCTGCGACTCAAATACAAGGGGCAGTTGTCGAATGTGCTGTCACAGTCAATGCCACTTTGACTTCTGCCCAGGTGCAGGGGGGTGATGCAGCATTTGTCGTGCATCAGGAACTTGTCACGTCCCAAATTCAATGCACTTCCGTACAGTTGTTGGGGACAGTATTTGCCGAACTTCAATCAACGCAAATTCAAGAGGCGCAGGCAGCAAGCGCACGCACAGTCTTTCCCAATAGTGCTGCATCACAACTTCAAACTGCGTCCGGTGACACTGGACGGGATGTTGTGTGTGAATCAGCATCGAGCCAAGAACAATCAACCGTAAGTGCACTCCGGTGTGACCTGTCAACGGCAGTCGATTCTGGCCAGGTTCAGTCTGTCGGGGCAACAGGGCAGCGTGACATTGCATATGAAAGCAACAGTGAACAGACCCAATCGTCCCTGGCTTCATTGCAACGCTCAGTCTATGTGGACGGTGCAGACAGCATAGTTCAGTCTGTTGTAGGGGCGCTGGAACGCCTTGTCGAAGGCATTGCAGCACTGGCACAGGGGCAGTCAGTTGATGTTGCCTTGGTCCGCACCATCACTTGCACCGTAGAAACAAGTCAACTTCAGTCTGACCAATGCAACCTTGTTCGGACGGTCAACCTCGACCTTGCCACAGAACAGGCGCAGGGCATTGCCATTGAATCCATCAGGGCAGTGTTCGGAGCCAGTGAATCTGAACAAGCACAGAACACAGACCTGGCTGCACACCGGGATGTGTATTGGGCTTGCATTTCCGAACAGGTCAACCAATCTGTTGGGGATACCAGGCGGGATTTATCTGGCCCGGTCATCTCAACCCAGGTGCAGTCAGTTCTTGCAGCTACCCGCCGCGATGTGTATTTCACCAGCGAGGATGGCATCACCCAATCCCTGTCAGGTGAGATGCACCGTGATGTGTCATGCGGTCACGTGTCTGCACAGGGTCAATCGACAAGTGCAGAAACCATCAGGACTGTGCACGCACGGTCTGCGTCCGTCCAGGCTGAGAGTGCCGAAGCAACCTTCATGCGAACGGTCTATGCCTTCGCTGAAATGGCCCAGGCACAAGCTGATGAAGGTTTGACAGAACGCACCTGGTTCATCCAGTGGGCCGGGCAACAGGTGCAGACCTCACTTCTTGAATCGTGGATGGGGTCAGGTGAACCATCTATTTACAACTCCCATGTTGCCGTGCAGCCAGCCAGGGGCATCGTGCCGGTACAAATTACCGAGGTCACCGTATGAGCATCCTTGCCAGATTTGAAAAGCAACCGATTGATGAACAAGACTTTGACATTGATTTCTCTGAGTGGCTTGCTGATATGTCTGACACAGCACCAGGTCCGGCAGGGTTCACGGTTGAGGCCGATGCCGGATTGACTGTGCTTGCAGGGACTTTGACAAACGGGG